TCGAGGCGCTCCACGATGAGGTCGACGATCCAGACGTCCAGTCCGCGCTCCGATCGGCGATCGGCAACGCGTGGCGAGCATCGGTGCTCCAGCGCGTCGACAAGAACAGCGATATCCGGATGGTCGCTGATACAGGACGCGGCAGCACGTCCGTCCGCGGGTCCGTCACAGACGATTTCACACGCGAGCGGGGTGAGTCGCGATGAACTCCGTAAAGCGATCCTCCAGGAGGCAGAGGAGGGCGACATCGGCGAAGTGCTGCTCGAGGGCTGGCAACTCGGGATCTACGATGCCGAACTGGCCGACGATGGGGAGGTAGCGTGGAAACTCTCCGAGAAGGGCGCTCTCCTCACGGAAAGAGGCGTGCTCTCAGAGTACGTCGAGCGAGAGGCACAGGGTATCGATATCGAACCGTCTGCACTTCCCGGTCCATAGACCAATGCCTGAACAACTCCCCACCGAAGTCGCCGACGAATCGCCCGCCGTCCGCCTCGTCTACAAGGTCCTCGAGGCCGATGGCCCACTCACGCAGTCCCAACTGGCCGAAGCGACCGCACTAACGACACGAACGGTCCGCGACGCCGGCGTCGTTCTCGAGAACGGGGGGCTGATCACCAGCTACAACCATCCCGATGACCAGCGCCGGCGGGTCTACTTCGTCTACGAGCAGCACGACTCGATTATGGACGCACACCAAGCGTTCACGAAATCGGAAAAGTAGCACTATTTGATTCGTCTTTAAGCACGACAATCACTATACCTGATAGTAACCCGTTTCTCCTGGGGTCGTTGGTAGCGGCCCGGGACCCCCAGAGCTATGTCTGTCCACACATCCACCCCACCCCAGAGCGTCGAGTGCGGACAGTGCGGTGACCAGTTCACTCTCCCAGCGACCGAGGGCTCGTTCTGTTCGCCGAAATGCCATACCGAACACCGCCGCGAGAAGCTCGCAGACGACTTCTTCGAGACGCTCGAGCACGATCACAGATTCTGTCTCACATGTGGGAAGCAGACCAAGGAGATCGAAAAGCCCCCGGAACGCAACTCCAACGGGAAGTCGATCACCGACGCGGCGATCGGCTGGGAGCACGTCACCGAGCACGGCGAGTTCGGCGCGAAATCGAGCGTCGTCCAGGACGACGGTGACGACGACCCCGACGTTCCCGATCTCGACTTCGAGGACGGTCATGATCCGGTCTACGTCTTCGAACTCGGCGACGAAACCCACAACGTCGGCACCTACCGCGACTTCCGGAACCCGCTCGAGCCGTCGATCCGAGCTGACGAACCAGTCCCGACGGGTACGATCTGTCGGTGCGGGCAGACCGATCACAAGCACGAGTCCGAAACACTCCGCAAACGGCTCCCGTTCACCACTGCCCACTACCTGACACTCGCTGTCGATACCCTCCGCGCCGAGGAGAAGACTGACATCCGAGTCGATCGGGAGCAGCTGTTCGACACTGTCCTCGAGGGCGCGTCGACTCGCGAGGCCGTCGCCTCGGCGGTGGTCCTCTCATGACGGTCCAGCCGATCTCCGAGGGGATCCCGGTCGAACTCGAGTTCGCCGGCCGTCACCTCGAGGGCGTCGTCGACGAAGTCCGGTGGACGCCCACCTGGGGCGAGCCCCGATCGGAGATCGTCGTCGACGCCAACGGTACCACGATCACCACCGGCCGAGCGAGCGTACAACCACGATAGTCCCCGATGTGGCCCGGCGTTGCCCCTGCCCCGCCGGGCTGAAGGGGATCCCATCGCTCCCGCTGACACACCTCTCCGACTTCCCCACCCCTACCCTTTCAGTACTCGACCGACGCCCTGGTGGGCCACGACGCGATCGCGTGGCCAGGGTTCGACTCCCTGCGTTGGCATCCGATGACGTCGGCGTCCGGCAGCGTCACGAACTGCCGGCCGCTGCGTGTTGCAGCTGGTCTCGAGTGGCGCTCGAGGCCCGCCGACTGAGGTCTCGGTGAGACTGTCGCTGTCCCAGCGCCAGTCAGAACGCTTCTCGTCGCCGCTCGAGGGCTGGCTATACTGTGATTGCTACAGCGAGACACAGCCTCGATCGTTCCGTTGATCGAACTCAGCATCTCTCGGTCGGTCGGTTACCAACCTGTCACCCGCGATCGGATGACGACGTCCACACGTGGTGCGCCAGGAGCGCGACGAGCACGCGGTGAGGGTAGGCCGTCGGTGCCCCGGGGACAACTCGGGATCCTACGGCTCGCTTGAGACCCCGCGCGAAAGCGAGGGAACCTCTCGAGCGACCTGCAGCCGCGAAACGAGACCATCGCCAGCCCCGTTTCGGTTTATTTCGAGTCGTCCCGTCCCGGGACGGCGTTTCATCTTTCAGTACCCGATCAAACTGCGGTTTCCAAAACACATGATCGAACTACTCACAGACAACATCTACGCGATCGCCGGCGTCGCGATCGCCGCGATCGGCATCGCGCGGTTCTACTATGGGCCGCGGTTCAACGAGGTCCCGTGGCAGCCGCTCCGGCGCGTGTTCATCCCGCTGGCTCACACGATCGCGAAGCGCTCGCTCGGCGAGGAGTTCTACGCGACCTACAACGTCAGCCCAGTGGAACACGTCGCAACCCTCGAGACGAAACCAGAGGCCGTAATCGAGGATCTCGAGGCTGCTGGATACGTCGTCGAACCACTCGCTGGACTCAAGACGGACTGGAACGGGACCACAGAGGTCGCCTCGTACGCCCGGCATCGAGGATCGAAGCCGTTCCCCGGCGCTCCGGAGTGGCTTCGTCGACGGCAAGTCCACGTAACGCTGTTCACCGCTCCTGACGGCGAGACGATCATCACGGCACACGAGGAGTTCAATTCCTGGCGGCCCGATCTCGCTGAGCGTCACTATCGTGGGGAGACGATGGACGTCCAGAAAGGCCGCCGCCTCGCAGCGACGGACCTCGGAATCATACTGGAAACCCCACCAGAGCCATGAATGAGCCTCAAGAGACGCATCCGGCCGCTGGCAGGCTTCGCAGCAGTCCTCACGCTGCTGGCCCTGATGGTAGCCGACACGATCCATCCGGAGATCTCACTCACACTCGAGAACAAAGTGCTGCTGGTCAGCATGATCTCGGCGCTGCTCGGCGTCGACATCGCCCTGGACCAACTGCCGATCACGACCGGTCAGGCCCCAACCCAGAACCAGAACCAAAACGAGGAGGGTAACGGGGGAGAGGGAGATGATTGATACTCACCTCGTCGATACGCTGGGGGCGTTCGCCGGCGTCATCTGGATGTCCGCCGCACTGTACTTCCAATTCTGGCGGCGTGATCCCGTCCATCCAGCACTGGTCTCGAGCCTGTTCCTGATCGGCGTCGCACTGATGATGGCGTCGTCCGCCCTGGTCCTCGCCGGGCGGCCCGCGATGGTCGTCCTCATCGGGATAATCGGCAACGGACTCTTCGCCGCTCTGGGGATCGCCGTCTGGTACGGCCTCGATCAGCACACGCCGACCTGCGAGGTTCCCGTCTGACCATGTGGGCCTGCTCGCTCGAGCTCGTCGACGACTGTGCTGGCCGCGGACTGTTCGCGGCGCCGGACGAGTACCACGGCGAACCGGCGTGTCGATCGTGCATCGAGGCCGTCGGGCCCGCAGCGGGACAGGGCTACGACGACTTCCCGGCGACGACATCGTTCCCGATCACTGATTGAACCATGTCCGACGAGCCTCTCGAGCGCGGAGAAGACATCAAAGTGTACGAGGAGGGCGGCTGGCTCATCTACTGGGACGGCGTCGAGGGCAGCTGGCTCCGGATGCGAAACGCGTTAGACTTGGAGTACTGGCGGTAATTTTCATGCAATTCAACAGAACACTCCTGAACCGACTCGTCGCATACCTGTCTCGGGAGACACACCACCGTTTCCGCTGTTTCGGCTGTAAGCGCGACGTCCTCGTCCCCGATCGCTTCCTTGAGGACGCTCGTCGAAACGGCTGCGACCACTGCGGGGAGACGCTGATCCCACACGACCAGTCAACTGGACTCTGCTGTCCCGGCTGCCCCGCAGAACTCTACAGCCAGGGAACGGTCTGCTGCGATCGCCAAGAAGACGTCTACGGCTACCGCTGTGAGTACTGCGGGACCGAGTCGGACTGGCACTTTGGCGCCGCGCCAGTACCAATCCGGATCGAGCGCGATCTCGAGGACCTTGAGGATCCTCCACCACTCACGGGCATATCATGACCTACCAGTACAACTGTGACGGATTCTGCAACCGCGATACGATCTATAGCGGTCGCCCAGCACTTACCGCTGAGTTCAACGAGGAGTGGTACAAGAGCTCTCGGATCGGCGGCCAACTCCACGAACACGAGTACGACGCCGGCGACCTGATCACGCTCTGCCCGGAGTGCACTCGCCGGCTTCTGATCGAGTCCCCATGACAGATTCGAGAGACCGCCATCGTGAACGCACGCACAGCGAGCGCGGCGGTCGACGCTGTCCCGGCTGTGGCCGCTCATTTGATACAGCCACTCGAGTGGACGTCCACCATCGCGACCAGGACGAACGAAACGGCTATCCGGCGAACCTCCGGAAGCGCTGCAAGAAGTGCCATCTCGAGGGCGAACACGATCGCCCCGACGACGTCGACTCCCCGAAGACCCCGTCCGGCCTCTCTCGACGAGGACCTCGAGGCGTGAGCCACAGCGGACCGCCGCGATGAACGCGCCATGACACCCAGTTCGGAGACGACCAGACCATGACAGACGACCCAGACCTCGAGATCTCGGAGCTCCCGCCGACCGACTCGGAGGGCTACCCGGTCCACCCTGATGCTGATAAGAGTCACCGGATCTGCGCCGCCCAGAAGTCCGATAAGACGACGCCAACCGATCACGGGCGGGAACGCGACGACGTCCCCTACTGCACACTGGCTGCCGGCTGGGGCGTCGATGGGAAGTCGGAAGGCACCTGCACTCACCACCTCGGAGCAGTCGACAACCGCGGCGAGAACAACCCGAACTACAAGCACGGTGCCTACTCCGAGTTTCAGGACTTCATGAAAGAGGGCCTGACCGAGGACGAGGCCGCGGCAATCGAGGCGCTGGACCTCGAGGAGCACGGCGACGACTTCGCGGCGGACGTCGTCAAGGAAGCGTACGCGAAGTACCTTCGGACGGCTGACGATCGCTTCCTCCGCGAGGCCCGTCAGTGGGCCGCGGACTTCGGCGTGATCGAGAAGCCCGCCGACAAGCTCGAGGCGACGGTCGATGCCGATGTCGACCAGACGACCACGCAGGAACTCGGCGAGGACGAGAAAGAGATCGCTCGAGAGCTGATCCGGCAGAAACAGCAGCACTCTGCAGGAGGCGACGATACCGATGAGTAGCCTCCTCGACGCCGACGACGTCGACGGCAGCGCCGAGCAACTCCTCGAGCTCGTCTCCGACCCGGAGACCAAACGTGATCTCCTCAACCCGTTCGAGACGGGCGACTGGATCACGTACGCGAACGAGCTCACTCGGAACTACATGGCCGAGGAGATGGAGGACGACCAGTACTACCTCCTCGGCGACCATCACGAGCGCTGGCTCGAGGGCTTCGATGGCGGCGATCGCGTCCTGCTCTGTCATCGCGACGGGCTGAAGACGACGATCACGCTGGCGTACCTCATCGCCTCGCTCGAGTACAAGGACGGCTTCCGAGCGGTCTGGGCGATGAACAACCAGGGCTCGGTCAAGAAGAAAGCCGACACCGAGTTCTGGAAGTTCGTCGAACGCAACGAGTGGCTGACGAACCTGAACGGGCCGCGAAAGAAGGACACGATCGAGGCGAAGGAGTGGGCCCACGGTTCGATGCTCAACGCCGGCTGGCTCTTCGGCGGGATCGAGGGCGATCGCGCCCACCTACTCGTTCTGGACGACATCATCAAGGAGAAGGGAGACGGGGACACCGAGGACGTTCTCGACTGGATCCAGGCCGTCTCCGTCCCGATGGTCAAGGAGGGTGGTCGGACCGTCATGATCGGGACCCGGAAGCGACCGGCCGATATCTACAACGACTATCGGTCGCTCGAGGGCTACGAGTTCGACGAGTATCCCGCGATCCTCGACTTCTGGGATCAGCAGTTCGGCGCCGACGACGATTGGCAGGATCGCCGGCCTGATCCCGAGCTCTACACCGAGGTCGCTGATCCGTGGAACGAAGGCGAGACACTCCAGGTACTCTGGCCCGAGGCTCGAGGCCCACAGTGGCTCGAGAACAAACGGTCGCAGATGGCCGACCACCGCTTCTGGCGAGAGTACTGCCTCGTCATCATGGGCTCGAGCGGGAACCTGATCGAGGCGACCGACGTTCGGAAGCCGGCCGCGGAGGGCGGCTGCTCGATCGACGATCGTGACCCGCCGCCGAAGTACCGCGCTGGTCCGGGCGAGGCGATCATCCTGGGCCACGACCCAGCGAACTCGCCGACCGGCGACGACGCTGCCTTCTCGGTCTGGCTCCTGCAGCGCGACGGTCGACGTCGTCTTCTGGACGCCCACGCCGAGGCGGGGATGAAACCCAGCGAGGTGAAGAACCAACTCCTCGAGTTCGACCGGCGGTACGACCCCGCGCTGATCGTGATCGAGGATAACGGGATGCAGTCCTACGTCGCCGAGGACGCGATCGAGTTCGACGCCCAACTGGCCGCGAAGGTGACCGGGCTGACGACATCCGGGCAGAAACACAGCTGGGAGAACGGCATCCCGCGCATCCGGACGCTCGTCGATAACGGCTACATCCTCTTCCACCGCGGCCACCGGCCGACCGAGGACTTCATCACCGCGATGCAGTCCCTCGAGCGTCGCGACGGGAAGCTCCACGGTCACACGCCGGACCTCATCGCGTCGTGGTACATGGCCGAGAAGGGGTTCCGGAAACTCGAGTCGATGGGCGCGCTCGACGACGTCGACGATCGCGACGCCGGCGACGAAGATGAGGGCGGCTCGGACGGTGGCAGCGGCGTCAGTTACCTCTAACTCACCAGACAAAACATGAAGGGAGATAATACCGAAGACAGTCAGACCAAGAGCATCGACACCGACCAACTCATTGATCGACTCGATGAACTGGGTAATGTAGCCGAAGAACTCGAGGATATCAACCACGCGATCCGGGACCTCACAGACCGGGTTGTCTCGTTCGAATGCCGGCACGGCCCAAATTTCCTTGACGGACTCCCCACACCGAGGAGGGTTCGGTAGCGATGAGTAACTCCGAAGACGACCAATCGTCCGAGATCTCACTTTCAGTATCGACCCTCGGCAACGGGGAGACGATGGAGAAGGCCCGCGAGACGACGCAACTCGATGAGCGCCGGATCGCGATCGACGCCGGCCTCGGGATCCAGCCGCCGTACAACCCGGAGACGCTGGCTGCCTTCCAAGAGATCAACGAGACCCACCAGGCTTGCGTTCGGAAGAAGTCTCGGTACGAGGTCGGCTATGGCTTCGATATCGTGCCCCACCCGCAGGCAGATGACCCGGATCCAGATGGCGAGGATCACGATGCCGTCGAGACGCTCTGGCACGGAGCCACCTCGAGCTGGCAGATCGGGCCCCAGGGGACAGCCGCATCGACGCCGGAGGAAGTCCTCGAACTCGCTCGACAGGACTACCACGGGGTCGGCTGGGCTGCACTCGAGATCCTCGCCGAGGGCGACGGCACGCCGATCGGGTTGGCACACGTCCCGGCAACGACGGTCCGGGTGCGGAAGACGACGAAGAAGATCGAGACCGAGGACGGGGAAGAGAAGGAGGTCATCCAGAGCGGCCACGGCTACCTCCAAGTCCGCCAGGGCCGCCGACGCTACTTCGGTGAGGCTGTCGACCGCTACGGCGACGATCCGATCTTCGTCGACAGGGAGACCGGGAAGACTGCCTCGAGCGCAAAAGAACTCAAGAACGATCCCGCGAATGAACTCATCTTCATCCAGAACCCGTCGCCGCTGTCGCTGTACTACGGGATCCCCGACTGGGTCGCGGCCATGCAGACGATGGGGGCCGACCAGGCGGCGAAGGAGTGGAACCACGACCTCTTCGACCACCACGGCATCCCCTACTACGTCGTGAAGGTCACAGGTGGGACGCTCACGGAGGACTCGAAGGACGAACTCCGGGACCTGATGGACAACCTGAAGGGAACCCGCTACCGGACGGCGATCCTCGAGGTCGAGGAGTTCGAGCAGAAAACGGACCTGAACGACGAGGACGGCAACGACGTCGAGATCGAACTGGAGCCGGTCGGCTCTCGCGACGATCTCGACATGGAGTTCCAGAAGTTCCGTGAACGCAACGAACACGAGATCGCGAAGGTTCACGAGGTGCCGCCGATCCTGATCAACGTCACGGACACCTCGAACCGGTCGAACTCGAAAGAGCAGGTCCGCGAGTTCGCCGAGGACGTCATCGCACCCGAGCAGAAAAAGTTCGAGGCCCGTCTCTACAAGATCCTCCACCAGACCGCACTCGGCGTCGACGACTGGACGATCCAGTTCGAACTCCGTGGCGCTGACCGACCCGAGAAGAACGCTCGAGTGGCCCGGAACCGCGTCGACGCTGCGGGCCGGGCGGTCACGATCGACGAGGCTCGAGAGGCCGCTGGCTGGGATCCGCTGCCCGACGACCATCCCACTGACGGCAACACCCTGCTCGCGGAACCCGGCGGCCGTCAGGGGCCGCCTGGGGTAGACGAACCATCGCTCGAGGACCAACTCCCGCCAGAGGAGAACAAGATCGGCGAGCGCGACTGGACCGATGTCGAGGCTGACCTGGACGTCGTCGACGGCGTCGCGACAAAGGACCCGCTCGAACAAACGCAGTTCAGCAGCTCGAATCTGAATGAGGGGCTCTACGACTTTGGGGAGCGGGAACTCTATCTGTCGTTCAAGCGTGACGAGGGCCAGAACTCCCAGTACGTCTACGTTGATGTCCCGGCAGCCGTCTGGGAGGCGCTCACCAGCGCCTCGAGTCACGGCAGCTACCACTACGACAACATCCGCCTCGAGTACGGCTATCTCGAGATCACGAACAACCACGATCGTCTCCCGGAGGGGCCAAGTCCCGGATCGGGGGACATCCCCGACGACATCCCACTGTAGCAGCTGACGCGAACTGCTGATGCCGATGACCGTGAGCACGGGAGCTCCCCGACTCCCCGTGCGAGCGAGGCCCGACCGGGACATTCTCACGATGACCAACAGCGACAAACAGCGCGGCGAGAAGCGTGGCGTCCTCTCCACCGGTCGAGCCCGGAAACTCGAGGACGCCGACGCGGACGCCGACGACGATGACGAACAGGAGGACTGACACATGACGGACAAGAAGGACGAACAGCTCACCAAGCGCGTCGACTTCGTCGCGAAGGACGACGACGAGCAGATCGCCACCGGCATCGTGATGGTGCCGGACAAGGTCGACCTGCAGTTCGACTTCGCCCGCGAGGACACCATTCGCGGGTTCGCCGACCAGTTCGGCGACTTCATGGAGGTCGGGCAGGCCGACGGCGGCCTCATGCACGCCGTCTGGCCCTCCGACTGGATGGAACTCGAGCGGAACGAGGTCCTCGACGAAGCGACCGAGATCGGCGGCAAGGAGGCCCCGGCCGGCGCGTGGATCCAGTCGTGGAAGTTCAACGACGACGACCTCTGGCAACTCGTCAAGGACGACATCCTCGGGGCGTTCTCCATCGGCGCGATCGCGGTTCAGTGGGGCGGCCCGTACGAGCAAGAGGAGCTCGAGGACGTCGACGTCCCCGACGAGATCGATGAAGAGGAACTCGTCTGGGAATTGGCCGGCGGCACCATCCGCGAGGTCTCGAGCGTCGACATCCCTGCCGTCCCCGACGCGCAAGTCCTCGAGACGAAGGCTGAGGCCGAGAAGCGGCTAGCCGATCACCTCGGCAACCGCGATGGGTTCGTCGAGGAAGCCCTCGAACGCAATCCAGACTGGTCGGAAGACGACGCCGATCAGCTCTGGGAGACCCTCAACAGTGCGATCGACGTTGAGGGGTCGGGCGAGCCAGGGAAGCAGTCCTTTTTCGAGCGGATCGGGAAGGCTGCTTTCAACGCCTTCCCAGGCGCCGGGTCCGATGACGACACTCCGACGAAGACGTCCGAGGCCCCGGACCACGGTCGCGGCGCCGAGAAAGATGCAGACGACTTCGAGGCAGATGTCTTCCGCGTCACCGCTCCCGAGGACGAGGCCGAAAACTACGAGGACGAGGTCCTTGGGATCGGCGTCGACTTCCCAAAGAGCGACGTGTACGTCGACTGGCGGAACGAAGTCTTCCCAGATCAGTTGGACGAGCCACACGTCAGCATCTACGGAAGTGTTAGCGACCTCGAGCAAGCGACAGGGAACACCGTCGAGCAGATGGACACGCTGAACGCGAAGGCAGCGAAGACCATGTTTGGCGCGTCCGGTCTGCAGGTGAACCCGATCGCCAAAGAGGGCCGCACACTCTCGACCCGCAACCGCGATAACCTGTTCGCGGCGATCGACGCATCGGCGGACGTCCTCGAGGACGCCGGCGTCGATCACGGGATTACGCGCTTCACCGATCGCGAGGATACGTCCTTCGACCTCTCCGAGCACACCGCTCGAGACTGGCCGGATCCCGATGAGGACGAAGAGGAAGACAGCGCAGGGACGGACGGACCGCCTTTTGAATCCGCTGCCGGCGGCGAGACGCCGGACGACACAGACTCTACTGACATGACTAACGACGACAACCCGATGGCCGACGCTCCTGAATGGGCGAAGGCTCTCAACGACCGTATCGACGACCTCGAGAGCGAGGAGAAAGACGCCGGCGCCGGCGACGCCCCGATGGCTGATGCCCCCGAGTGGGCGAAGAACCTCGACGAACGCATCAACGAGATCGAGGAGAAGGCGCTCGACGACGACGGCGAAGACAAGCCCGAGTGGGCGAAGAGCCTCGAGGCGCGCATCGACGCGATCTCGAAGCAGACCGGTACCGACTCGCAGCAGATCGGGAAGGTCGAGAGCGAAGAGAGCGAGAAGGGCGGCGGCTTCACGCTGGACCCGCGGAAGGCTCGAGGTAACTAACGATGACGATTCACGCTACCCGAACGCAGAACGAGAAGGCAGTCGAAAAGCTCGACACGACCGACATGGCCGGTGGCGTCCTGCCGCGGGATCTCTTCGAGGACTGGTACCAGGAGGTCGTCGACTCGGCGACCATGCTCGAGGGGGCCCGCACGG